TTGTTTTCCTTTAAGATTTGTTGAAGTTGCAAGAATGCTGTTGCCGCCACGATTGGTACTTGTCCGTTTCCAATGGCTTTAAGTCTGACCATCCGAGAGGCCACGCCATCAGCCACTCGACCCACATCGGGTTCAGTTTTCCACCAACCACCCACCCCAAAGTTGGTGTTTTTCGTAGACCCTCGGCAAGGTAACCACCTTCCTTTGCATTGTGGCAAGTAGGTGTCGGGTAATTCAGCAAGAATCCACATTCGTTTCCGTTGATGGTTGGCACCACAGTCTTCAGCGGATAACACACCCCATGCAGCATTATACCCTGCTTCATGCAACCCTTGGAGGACAATGTGCAAACCTCTTGTTCTGAGCAAGGGTGAGTTTTCAATCCAGATGTACCTTGGTTGGATTTCTTTTGCAACTCGGAGCATGTGGAACCACATTGAACTTCGCTCTCCTGATATTCCGGTTCCTTTTCCTGCTGCTGAAATATCTTGGCACGGAAACCCTCCTGATACCACGTCAACAATTCCTTTCCAAGGTCGTCCGTCAAAGGTTTGAATGTCATCCCAAATTGGGAAAGCTTCAAGAACTTTTTCATTTTGTCTTTGGGTAAGGACTGCTGCTGGATAAGGTTCCCACTCAACGGCACAGACTGTTCGCCATCCGAGTAGTTTTCCTGCAAGAATTCCTCCACCAGCGCCTGCGAATAAAGCCAACTCATTCATTTATTTCCTTTGATAAATATCAGTTAATCGGAACCGTCAGCAGATTACGATCTTCGTTGCTATTAATAGCCTTCCTAGACCTCTGCAAGGCTCCGCAATCAACGCATTCAAGTTCATGGTAGGTAGATACCTGTGTATGGCAGAAACGCCCTGTAGGTTCTACCTGACCTCCGCATACATTGCAGTGAACCTTGCCGTCATTGTAGTACAAACCTGCGTTGAAGTTAGTACCAGGGTGACCTAGGGATTTCATTGTGTCGTAAACATCATACAGAAGATTTACGTCTTGTTCGCAGTAGTCCAGCATGATAGCTAGAGCCTCTTCAGAACCTTCCTGAACATCCTTCCACAAGCCGATGCCTGAATGCTGAAGCTTTCGACCTAATTGAAAGTAAGAACCAATGGTATCTAACTTGTTGGTAGGAAGACGAAGTTTCTTCTTAGCAATCTTTAGAGTATCTAGAACCTTAACAGAAGGTAAAGGACCGAAACCGTGCACAAGAGAACGATTCTGAAGCATTGGATGGTCAAAGCCTGAACCGAAGTGAGCAAGGACAGCATCGGATTCTTTATAGACTTGATACAAGGATTCTACTACAGAACCATCATGCGCTCCCTTAATATCTTGCTTGTTGTAAAGCATCTTGGTTGTTTCAGGAGGTTGACCGTAGTACCTTACACCTGCACAGATAATCCAACCACCTTCTTGCTTGATGCCTGCTTCAGAGATAAATTGCTTATTACGACCGAAGGTATAGGATAAAGCTGCTGCTGTCTCAAGGTCAAAGATAGCAATACGAGGACCATTCAGGATTCGCTTCTGTTCTTGCTGTACTTCGTAAGCTTCTTCAGCCAGGATCTCTTGTTTGTTCTTCAGGTAGTTATTTACACCTGACTTGCTGATACTTAGAAACTCTCCGATTTGTCGAGAAGATAAACCCTGAGAATTCAACGCATCAATATGCATCTTTTGTTGGAATGTGTATTTCATAGTTTCCTTATGTTAGGTTCTTCAGAATATCTTGGGTAGCTTGCCATTGTTCGTGATTAAGTTCACTGAGCTTAGAAGCTACCAATTGTAGTTCACCACAAGTCATTAGCTTCGTTGATGACCGGAACCTATACCACGAGTCATCCCCAAGTTCTAGACAGCCGAGGTAATTAGAGTACGAATCATCAAATTCTTCGTTTTCTTCATTTTGTTCATTTTCGTATTTGTATTCTTGCCAAACCATAAAATGAACACAACCAGAACCTTGTGTATTTTCAATGAATTTTATCATAACTCCGTATTCTTTAGCATTTCCAGAATCTCTTTGAAAGTAAATCGCTTGGATTTAATTATCTTGTCAAAGAGGGCTTTGCGTTCTTTTGAATTCTTACCTGCAGCAGAACCTAGGTTAATCAAGGCCCTATCCTTGGCACCTTCTGAAAGCTTATTGAATTCAGTACCAACCTTCTTTAACCAACCAGGGTGATGAGGGTTATTTGAGTAATCCTGTTCAAGATAATCAGCTAGGTTTCGTAGAAGTTCAGCTAGAGGTTTATCCGTATACCAAGCCATACATCGCTTGTAAGCATTGAACACGAGGCCTTCCCATGAGTTGCTCTGACGCGAAATTGCTGCACGAACCTTCTGAGAATCATGACAATGATCAAGTACAGCTTGGTTAGCCTTGATTGGTTCCTTGGTAATAGGATCAACACCTTTCTGATCCTTTATCATTTGATTCCTGACTGATTCTACATCTTTTGTTGTGTATAGATCCTTTGTCAATCTTCTACCTCATGGAGAAAAGATAAGTTCACAACTACCGCATATTGACCTTGCTTGCAGAATTCATCTTCGATTTCCTTAACGAAAGCTCCGTAGGGTTTTGGACCATCAATCTTTTCATTTGAAGTATTAACCCCAGCTACTCGACTTACGGTAGTGTTTTCATATCCAAGAATTTCAGCTTGGTGGTGATAGCAATACTTGGTCACAGGGGTAGTTCCATCTGATTACCGAAAGCATTCAACTTATCTTGAACTTCCTTGAGTGCACGAGTTACATTCAGCAAGATAGAATCAATCTGGAAAGCATTGAAACCAGCTTCTAGGATATCTTCTGCTGTAGCTCCAATTGATTCTGCACCTTCCAGTACATGAGAAACATCAGATAGAACTTGAGCTTGCTTTGAAATGCAAGGTTCAGTTTCAAAAGGGTTAGGGTATTGAATAGTTGTGTTAGTTGTGTTCATGTTGTTTCCTTTGTGAGTGAATTCGTAGAATGAATGTCTGTAAGTTGAATTCCGTATCTATTGAATAGATCAAGAGGATCACTAGGATCTTCGTAGCTTCGTTTCATCCAGCAGCACTTGAAGTAAAGTTCTAGCATGGTATACCAATCTGCTTTGTGAGTCAAGCCTTGCCAGCACTTGTACTCAAAAGCAACAGGGTAAAAATCTTTGAAGGTTCCAATGACAACTTCTAGGCACTCAGGAACAGTCTTGCAATCAACTAGTCGGTCATAAGCTGAGAGTTGACCAAAGGAATAGCTACTAAGTTCATAAGGGTTGTAGCAATCACTTGTATCACCAAAGATCCATTGAAAGCACAAGAACTTCAGACCTGATCCCTTGACTGTCTTACCACCTTTTGAATCAATCTTCAGGTAAAGCTCACCAAGTTCATCAATTAACCAAGGATGTTCCTTTGTGGTTTCGTTATAGATCCATAAACCATTACCCTGGTTCGCATCTTTATCCTGCGTAGCAATTATAGCTTTGTGGCCTTTAGCTTTGGATTCATAACCAAGGATACTCAAAACATCGTCAGCTTCCATTCCGTTAATTTCAGGAATACGATAAGCATCTCTAAGGTAATTCAGGCAAGCTTTCAGATGCACAGGACGAAGGATATCTTTACGTGAACCCTTGTACTTTGAAGGCAGAGGTAGTTTATCTCGGAAGTTGTTGATGCCACCAATCAAGACAAAATACTCATCAGGTTCTACTGCACTGACAATATTCTGAATCTTTTGTTGTAAGGACTTGATGCATTGCTCAACAGGGATAGCTTCTTGAACTTCTTTGATTTGGTAATCAGAGGTGAGTTCCTTACCCTTTTCCTTCAGGATCTTCTTCAGTTCTGTCTTGTTCTTGAAAGGTTTAGATTTACCTGAAGGGATATGCGTAGCAACGATTGTTTTCTTTTCACAAGCTGCTGCTGTCATGTAGGAGCAAATGTCCCCGTCAATATATAAAATTGTTTTGTCAAACTTATTCAACTAGGTTTCCTTATAAAAAATACCCGACAACCTAATTAAAGATCGTCGGGTTTGATATTGGATTATGTTGTATCGCTTATGCGTACTGCTCAATCTTGGCTAACTGCGCCTGTGCCTTAGCTTCCAGATCACCTACCTTGTTCCAAGCCTTGGCCTTAGCAATACTCTTCAGCAGAGGTAATTCCTCTAGACCATTTTCCTTAGCATCGTCAAGGATTTCCTTGATGTCCTGCTCTAGTGACCAGATTTCATTGAATACAGTTACAAGCTTATCAAAGACTTGTTGTTCGGTTAGCTTATCTTGAGTTTCTGTGTGATTTGTCATGTTGTTTCCTTTGTATGATTTACTTAATTTCCATATCTACTACTTCGTAACCGATATCAATCTTGTTGTCTAAAGCATTAAACAGACCATCTAGAGCTTTGTCAAATGAACTTTCTACAAGTTCAAAATCATCAGAGTCAAAGTCCAAGGTGATGTAGAGTTTGCGTTCCATTACTTAGCCTTCAGTAGCTTTCAGTAGCTTTTCAATTGAAGCTGAACCTACATGCGATAGCTTTGCATTCAGTAGAAAGCTCGCCAAGAGAGTCTGCCAAGTAAAAGGTAGAACCAGTGCAAACAGTGTATTTAGAATCCAGACAGTTACAGCAGAACTTAGAAGCAGAGCGGCAGTAATAATACTGATAGCAATAGCACCAACAACGATTGCTCCGAAAGTACCGAATTCAGAGGTAGCTTCCTTGAAAGCAGAAGAGATTTGATTGATAAAAGACATAATTTCCTTTGAGTTAATTTAGAAAGTTAAGGTCAGGAACCCGAAGGTTCCGTTGGATTACACCTTAGAACGGGTTATCATCGTCATCCTCTACAACCTTCTTAGAGGCTGTCTTAGAAGCAACCTTAGCTGCACCCTTAACTTCAGGCTTTGAAGCAGTACGAGCTGATTTAGGAGGTTCTACGGGCTGTTCATCATCGAACTCATCACCAGAAGAGTAACTCTTACCTTCTGACTTGGTGTACTCTACAAGTTCAGTAACCAGAACATTCTTCAGTCGAGCCATTGCACCGTATGAATTCTCGAAGTGATCAACAGATACTTGACCAACAGAACCATTACCAACCAGGGTTGTACCGGTAACATCTTCACGACCTTCGGAAGTTTGTACCAGAACCTTTGGCTTGTACTTGTCAGGTACATCTTCACCATTAGCAAGCTTTTCATTTTTCTTCAGGGTAATGATGTACTGCTTCTTTTCATCAGGAAAAGGAGGACTGCACTTGTATGCCTCTTCAAAATCACCTGTCTTTACAGCCTTAGCTGGTTGCTTCTTGTAAATCTTATCCCATTCATCAGCAGTGTCTTCATCTACGACAATACCTACCTTCCATTCCTTACCCTTTTCCTTATCGTAGCAAGCTACAGGTTCTTGCAGGCAAGCGAATACTAGAGTACCAGTTAGTTTTGAAATCATATTTAGTTCCTTTAAGTTAGATTAAACGAGATCAGGCTGAGTCTTGGACTTACGAGCCTTCTTATGAGCAGCAATCTTTGCTCGGCGTTCTGCTGAAGCAGCTTTTTGATTCTGATCATGCTGGGCTTTTACCTTACGATCAGTTTCTAGTTCTTTGTAGTGCATTTAGTTTCCTTTATGTCTAGGGAGTAATGAAGTAGTCAAGTGCAGGACTATAGCAGGTTCTAGAGTTGAAGTCAAGAGCTACCAAGTAAAAGTTCGGTGAGCTTCAAAGGGTAAACGAAGCCTTGTACAAAGGTACTTATGCATTTCTTCATCTACAGGGTAGAAATACTCAATAGAAGTTACTTGTAACCCCGTTCCTTTGTAGTGCCAGTTTGAAGGTACACAAGCAGTCACGTCACCGTTCTTGAAATAAATCCAGCAATCTCGGTGTTTGATCTTTTCAATACTTTCGGAATTCACATCTTGCATGTACTCCAAGTATTTCTTAATGTGAGGGTAATCTTTGAAGACTTTTAGACTGATCATTCATCTATTTCCTTTTCAAAATCTAAACCGCGACGACGAAAATATTCCAAGTCTCGTTTGATCTGAAGGTTTGAAGAATTGAAATCAAGTTCAGCTTCCTGATCTTTCTTACCTTCAACATAGCGAGTGACTTTGTTACCTTGGATTAATAGGAGGGTTGGTTTCATTTAAGTTCCTTTCATTTTGTTTCACTCAATGCAAAGCTTCTTAGCTTCAGCGATGTAGTAATTATAGTCCAAATCCCAGCTAAAGTTCTTCATATCGTTGCAGATTTTTACATTCCACTCTTTATCAATCGACAACCTACGATCATCTGTATCATCAGAAGTCTCTAAAGCTGGCATCAACTTCACAAGTTTGCCAGAATTCTCAGGATCTGTACTAGGGTAGTACCGGCAAATGTTCTGCTGTTGTATTTCTGCACCATCAGCTTTCACCAGAACCAGCTTAGATGACCTTGGAACCTTGGTTCGTAACATGAAGTCAAATTCATCCTTGTGGATCATTACAAAGGATTCTAGAGGGGTTCCATGCACCATGTAAGCTTCAGCAGCTTTAGGGATAACCAAAGCTGATTGGTTCTGATGCCAACCAAGGTCTTCGTACTGGTACGCACCTTTGCGTTTAACTTTACCATTGGTTCCAACTGCGATATAGGCATTGACGTTCTGAATGAACATCTTGGTGTAATCAACAAACTCAAGGTTCAGCTTAACTTGTTGTTCCCATTGTTTGCAGACCTCAGTGTACTCTTCTTCCTTTGAACGCAAGCAAGCTACTGTAACACCATCGGTATTTGCCTGCACAACTTTCAGACCTTCAATCTGAAGAAGTTTATCAACCAGAAGACACAGTGACAATTGACCATTTACGGTAATAGACATTGTGAACTTAGGATCATAAAAAACTGAATATTTGTCATTGGATTTACCATAGGTTCCATTCAGGGCTAGTTTTAGCATTGCATTCTCAGCAGAACCTTTAGGCTGAGCCTTGCGTTGTTCATACATATCTTTGTAGATATCGCAGAACTTCTCCGTAAGATGCTCAGGATAGATTCGATTGCTGATGGCAATGTTGGGATACATACTTGACATAACCTTGTATCTTTCAATACAAGCCGGACTATATCTTAAACAAATTTCTTCCAAATAAATCCTCGGTAGGATTTCTTGTGACCGTTCATACAATTGTAAATAGCAATTCTAAAGTAATCAGGATTTTCTTCTATCACTTCCAACATTGAATTCCATTCTCTTACAAGAATACCTTCTTTGGTGTATTGATAAATTGAAAAGATTGTTTTGGATTTAGAAACATTCTTTCGCATCTGTTCTTTTATCTCTGGGTTTTCTTCCCAGAACTTCTTAGTTGCTACAGAATGTTTTCTTCTTGTTTCTTCACTTGAATATCTTCCAGAACTATGTAAATGTTTTGCTATTTCAGAAGCTTTTACTTTCTGATCTTCACTCCATTTATTACCATAGTTCGGATTGTTTTTACCAACATTGTTGACTCGAATAAGTTCTTTTGTTTCTTCTGAGACAATGCACTTTGTGCTTGTGTCTAGTCTGAGATTATAACCAAACCTTCGATCGACTGTGTTGTAGTACAACATCCAGTAAAGTTCTTTCTGAGCCAACAAAGGATCACTTACTTCTAACTCTTCAATGTATTCAAATTTAAAAGAATCTTCTCCGTATGATTTGAAAGCATTAAATAAGTGACGATTACAATCCTCTGATCTTTCTTTCCTTCTTAGTAAGGATAAATGAGAAGCCCATCTCTTTTCAATCTTGACGGACTTTCCAATGTATCGCTTTCCATTTGCTATATTTACTATTGCATAAATTCCACATGTCATTTGTTCCCTCGCGCTTCGAATTTAATGTTCTATTCTATTAGGTTGTATCCTAATTGTCAATACTGGTTAAATCCTACTCTACTCACTTCCGCATTACTTCATTACTGCGTGTTTTCGATAGTCTCTGAACCTTACTCATTTTAAAGAGTCTTGGCTGCTGATTGTCCAATCTTTGTAATTTTCTGACATTCGCATTTACCGTTTCCAGTTGTGCTGTAGTTTACAAAGCTCTAAGGAGTTTCCAGCAATTCACGAGGTTTATAGACGCCTCAAGTTTCCTCAAACGTCTGCATCACGAATAAAATACTTACTCGTTTCTTTTACTACTTTATTCAATAAGCTACCATGAATACCACCTACACCAAAGTCATACCTGAAACCTTCTACAACTACATTCAGTGTTTCGGCTTCGTTCCAACAACCCCAATAGGATTTCTTTGGTACACGGACTTTCTTTACTTTCACCTTACCTTTAGCGTCAACTACGTTTTCAGTAACATGCAGACCTTCTCCATCAAATAGATACTCAGTAGCTTTCAGTTCTTCTTCTTCAACCCAGCCCAAAGGATAATCCTTCTTGAACTTCTTGATTTCTAGATCAGAAGGTTTAGTTTTGAACTTAGTCTTCTTGACTTGCATTTCTGCGTACTGAGCTACAGCACCAAGTCGGTGTTCTTTAATGTCGCTGAATACACCTTTGGTTTCTGTAATGATCTGAGAATCAAACCAGTCTTTAACTGCAATGAACTCAGGCCGAGTAAAATCGTAGTAATCAAACAAGCATTCACTTAGATCAATTTCAGGTCTAGGTGTTTGGCTCATTACTTTCTTACCGTTCTTGTATTTATACAAGGGAATACCAGCTTCTTCTAGTTTCATGACAAAGTAATCAGCACCAATTTTAGTATCGTCATGATTCATGAAATTGCGATTGTACTTGGCTGAAAGTTGCTTTCTGAACTGAACCTGGGACTTGCTTGCCTTCAAGAACACCAAAGTCATCCGTACATCATGCAGGTTATATTCCTTGAGCCTCTTGATTTGTTCAGAGTCAAGGTAAGAACCTACAGCATAAGGTAAGTCTTCGATATTCTGCTCTCGCATGTTGAACTCAAGCATTTTCAGGCTTGTAGCTTTTGCTTTGTTGTTGAAGTGCCAGATTCGGTACAAGTCAATCTGAGGGACTAACCTGTCATCGGTCTTAACTGAAGATCCAAAACCATCCTTGAAAGAATCAATCTGTTCTTGTGCGTACTTCCAAACCTTATCAGCAATAGCTTTACCTGTCTGGACTTTGCATTCAGTCAAGAGTCGATGGATAACAGGATAATCAAACCCCAAGGAATTGAAACCAACCATGTCATGACCTTGTTCTTTGATGTAATCAATACAGGTTTCGATTCGGTTAATTTCATTGGCCTGGAATGAAACCTCAAAGACTTTCTCGTGCTTTCCATCTGCTCGGGTAATTGCAAACAGAAAACAATTAGGGTAGGTTTCAATGTCCCAAACCCATAGTTTATCTAATTCAAGTTCCATTCAAAGTT